CCAGATGGATCTTAACGCTGTTGGTAGGAAACCGACAGTTCGTGAGACAGAACGTACCAATGTTTGGCGCGTTCCAGAACGAACTATCACTCGTTTTGATGTTGATCCTCGCAGACCACAGGACATTGAGCAGTGCTACAATGCGGTTAAACGTAATTTGTGCTATGCTGAATGCAAGATGGTTATTGAGGGAGTCCCATATAAGAGTGTTACTCGCGTTCTTTTCGTCAATTCGAAGACCATCGTTGCTAACAATCATGCGATTGTGCACGGTGCAAAGATGACGGTGTGGTTTGGGAAGAAGACTGCGGAAGGTATCCAACCCTCTGTTTGTTTTGATATTCAGGAAACTATGTTGAAACGCGATCCTTCGCGAGACATCGTTTTTATTGAGACGTGGAGTTTTCCTTGTCTTTTTAAGAAGATCAATCATCTTTTTCCTAAGCGCAGTTTTCAGTGTGTCGGACCTTCCTTCTATTTTATGAAACAAGAAAATGGAAGTGTTGAGATTCGCGACTGCCATGGTCTGATGAAGAAGCCTTTGGGTGGATTTGTCAATGCCGAGGCAGCTGATTTTGTTGCTTGGACTGTCCGTCCGTCAAAGCCAACTGAACATGGTGATTGTGGAAGCATTCTTGCCGTGTCATCACCTGTTGGCGCGGTTCTGCTTGGCTTGCACTGTGCATACAGTGCCGAGCAGAATATTGCCTGGACAACGCCACTTTTCTTTGAAGATTTCATCGATGCTCCGATGGTTCAGATTGGTGTTCTTAAGCCGGCGGTTCCTTTGGCTCAGGTCAAGGTTATTGCTGGTGAGTATCACCTTGAAGAAAATGACAAGCTCTTCACCGATTTTCATAAGGACGGTAAGATGATCGTTCATGGTCAACTTGTTGGGTTTCGACCCCGCATGAAGGCCACTGGAACTAAAACTACCATTGCTAGTTATGTTCTTGGTCGTGGTGAGGAATTTTCTCCTCCCATTACTGATCGATTGTTTCGTCCTTTGATGGGTGCGTGGGAACAACCCCAGAATGTTTTGAAGAATTATCTCCATCCTACTCATTCGATGCGTGAAGATGTGTGGCGTGCGTGTGTACGCGCATATTGCCGCCATTTGAAAAATCATCTTACGGAAGAAGATCTTGCGGATATCCATCCGGTTCCGCTTGACGTTGCGGTCAATGGTTTTCCAGGTGTTCCCAATGTTGATGCGCAGAAGTTTACAACTTCTGCAGGACATGGGCATACTGGCGCTAAATTGCAGTTTCTCTCAGAGCAAGAGGCCTATGAAGAATGGTCACACTATCGTAAATACGATGATGTGATCGTTTCGGAGGTTAATGAGATGAGAGAAAATGCTGCAGCAGGAATTCGTCCGCATGCTATTTACAATAGCAATTTGAAGGATGAAATGCTTGCATTGCGCAAGATTTTGGCAGGTAAGACTAGAACTTTCTATGTCTGTCCTGTCGCTTTCTTGTGCAACATGCGCATGTCTACTCTTGCAATGTGTCGTGTTATGATACGCCGAAGGGACATCTTTGGGATGGCCATCGGCTTGAACACACATTCTGAAGAGTGGAATGATTGTTGGGAGAGAGCTCAGAAGATCGCTGGTGACAATGGAATTGCCGGTGATTTTCAGTGTTATGAGTCAATCCTAAGCATTCTGATTTCGAATGGAACGAATGAAGTCTTCAAGTTCCTTGCAGAACTTTCCAAGAACTATCCTGATGAAGAGATGATGGTTTTGGACACTTTGCTTGCGGATACTGTGAATCCAACGATTAATTTCTTTGGTACGCTTATCAC